TCCGGTTTGACGTACGAACAAGAACTGAACACGGACACGAGCGTGCATTTCGCGTACAAACGCATCAACCATCTGCGCGAACTTCTCGCGCAACTACAAGCCAAGGAGCGTTCGGATATTCCACCCGACGTCATCTCTAAGATGCAGGCCGAGTTCAAGAAGGCGCGAGTGGCCAGCGTCAACGAAGTCACGCAAACCAAAGTCAAGATGTACCTAAAAAAACTGAACCTCAACAAGTTCTACGAGCACGCTCGACAGATCACAAACATCCTCAGTGGAAAGCCACCGCCGGTCATCTCCGGTGAACTGTACGAGACCCTCATCAATATGTTTCACGACATCCAGGAGCCGTTCGAAGAGGTATGCCCGAAGAGCCGGAAAAACTTTTTCAGTTATTCGTACATTTTGTACAAGTTTTGCGAGCTTCTCGGTGAGATCGATATGATGGAACTCTTCCCTTTGTTGAAGAGCCGCGAGAAGCTCTACCAACAGGATTGTATATGGCGCGATATTTGCAAAATCACCGGTTGGGTGTTTCATAAGAGCGTCTAAATCACAAAATCCATTTAAAAATAAAAAGACTTATATCGGTAATGGAAAAAGTTGATCATTTGGAAGAGGATACGATTCAGATACCGAGCCAGCGTTTTGCGCTTATTTCGATTGTGTCACCGACGTCGAGTCAGCAATTTAGCACGTGCGCGTTGAAGATCCGTGGCGTGTTCGCCACGGAGGACGAGGGTAGACGTCATGCGGATAAACTGTCCAGGGTGGATACCACATTCGATGTGTTTTTAGTGGACATGTATAAATGGCTACCGATCCCCCCCGATACCGATAAGATCGAAGACAAGGTGTACCAGGACAAGGTCCTCAACGATCTAATCCAGGGACACAAGGATCAACAGATCCTCGTCAAGGAACACTTTGAAGAACAGAAGAAAAATAACATGACCGTACCCCCACCGATCTCGGAAGTCACCGAGGAAGAAGAAGTCACCGGGTCTCTCGAGGAACGTTTAAAAACATCGGAACCGACCTCTGATTAGCTTTTCTTTTTTATCGTGATTCTATTCTTCTCAGTCTTACAATATTGATTTTGTATGGCATTTATTTCACGGTCGTCGTGTTTAGGGTCGTACAAACGATTGTGGGCGCTCCAAAACTTGGGGTGCCCGACGCGGAAGGATGTTTTAGGATCGAACATGCGAGCCTTGTACCAGAACACAACGTCTTCTATTTTGTTACTCTTTATCGTATTGTCAAGAACGATACACTCGTAATTTTCTGTGCAAGCGTCCATAACCTGATTAAACATATCGAAAGTTGGAAAAATCCCGAAAAAGTTTTTGTAAATCTTCTCCCGGTTCTGTAGGATGTTTTCTCTAAACACAAATATGTAGTCGATGTTCGATCGCAGGTCGGGAGACAAGTCCATACAATACTGCATGGTTAACATGAAAAACACGTTCCAGTGACGCCCGTTGTAAAAGATTTGCCGCATAATCTTCTCTCGTAAAAACTTTTTATCGTACATGCAGTCGTCCAGTATAATAAATACGGGAGTGTCGCGTTCACCGCTTTTTATAAGCGCGCGTTGTCGCGCCACAACCTTTTCGATCACATCTGAACGAAACTCGTTGTATATGAACAAATCAGGAACAAACTCTTGATAAAAGCAATTACCCTCCTCCGTCCCCGACATTACCACACCCGCAGGTAAGTGCTTCTTGTGGCACATGATATCTTTTACACACGTAGATTTGCCGCTCATTCGCTTCGCGATGTATACCACCACCGAATTGTCCCGCATCGTTTTAGGGTTGAACTTTTTTATTTGAAGATTCATATTTTATTTATTAGGCTTCATTTTTCTACAGTATGCAAACCGCGCACTAACAAACACGTACGTTGAAAATCAACGTATTTTTTTTCTCTGCTTTAATTGTATAAACCACACATAATGGGAGGAGGACTTATGCAACTTGTAGCCTACGGCGCTCAGGACGTATTCCTTACCGGCAAACCCGAAATCAGCTTCTTTAAGGTGGTCTACCGCCGCCATACCAACTTCGCGATGGAGTCCATCGAACAGACCTTTAACGGTAACGCATCCCTAGGCAGCCGTGTGACCTGCACAATCAGCCGCAACGGTGATCTCGTCACTAACATGTGGCTCGAGGTCACTGTCAGTAAAGAAACCGAGGTGGTCAACTCCCTCGGCCACGCCCTCATCGAGTATATCGAACTCGAGATTGGCGGTCAGCGCATCGACAAGCATTACGGTGAATGGCTTGACATCTGGTCCGAACTGACCCTCCCCGAGGAGAAGCGCGCCGGGTTCAAGGAAATGATCGGTCGCCGCGACACCGGTTCCACCACTGCTCTGGAGTCCAAGAAGCTGTACATTCCCCTCCAGTTCTTCTTCAGCCGCAACCCCGGTCTAGCCCTGCCCCTGATTGCCCTCCAGTACCACGAGGTTAAGGTGAATATCCAGTTCCGCGAACAAGCCAAGCTCGATACAAAAGATGCCGCTGTCGGTACAAAAGATCTCGCGATCTCCAACCCCCGCCTCTTCGTCGACTACGTCTACCTTGACACCGACGAGCGTCGCCGTTTCGCCCAGTCCTCCCACGAGTACCTCATCGAGCAGCTCCAACACACTGGCCCCGAGACCACTCGTTCCTCCAATTTCCGCCTCAACTTTAACCACCCGGTTAAGGCTCTCGTGTGGGTGGTCCGCCGCCCACTAGCTGAGCCTCTCGAATGGGGTCCCGACGTGATGCATACGCAAACTTACGCTGAAACTGGATACGACTCCACCATGCCCTCGGGTGATGCTTTTGAGACCTGCAAGCTCCAGTTCAACGGTCATGACCGTTTCACCGAGCGCGACGCCTCATACTTCCGTCTGGTCCAGCCTTACCAGCA